ACCGCCGTAGCGGGCTTGGAAATCTTACCCTCCTGATACTCATCTGCTTGCAAAGACAAACCAGACGTAGAACCCATGAGCTCCACGTCCGTCATCCAGGCAAACGTTTGGACAGTCACATTTGTCGAACCACCAGTTACCGCCACCGTTAAAGGCGCGTAAATGTAGTACGTCAACGTCCCAAAATTCTGGACGTCTGCAGCGACAGTGATGTCAAGCCAATTTTTATGGTAGAAAAACGGCAAAACCATTTCTCCTCCAGCACTCACTGCGGGCTGGATGAAGAAACCTGGTTGTTGGGAATATGGAATCCCCAATGGAATATTCGAAAAGGTATTTGTTCGAATTTTGTCAGAAATTGTTCCTAACAAGGGCGAATAGCACAATCGCAAAGCCCCTGCTTGGAAAGGCGTGCCGTTCACAAGTACTTTAACATGTAAACGACCACGCAAAAATGCAAAATTGTCCAGCTTCTTTTTAATTGCTGGACTGTTCAAAAAATCAAACCACGGCTGATGCGTGGCGAAAACACCAATGGGGTCGGCCGTAGTCCAGTTGAGAGTTTCAACCAGAGTCGGACGACTCAAAAAATTCCCAAGTTGCAAATCGTCGGTATTATCGACTTTCGCAACGTGGTTGAGTGCAGGAGCTGCACTCACAGACAATCCCGAAGAGTTATCGATAAACGACACATTCTCCGAAATTTCGGCCGCCGCCACACTTTGACCTCCGTCAATCGGTGTGGGCTCCGAGGCATCTGCCTGCAGATGCCATAAGGGTTGATTATTAGTCTTCATAGAAGGTCCAACCACGACCTTCCACAAAGCCGCACTACTTCTGGTGAGTGCGCCAACGACCTTTATAAAAATTGATTCGTTGTTCTGTGACTAGTTTTCACTTGTGGTTAGGCAGCCAAACCTTTCCACGTCGCCTAAGCGACCATATTCACGGGCAATGTCCCGTGATACACGGTGGTATCTCTCCACCAGGGTTGCCCAATTGGGCAGGCTGTCAGCCATATTGCAAAAGCAAAACGGCTCACGGGCGAGGAGTTCTTGAAAGAAGTTGTGATGCTTCTCAAAGACCTCACGTCCGTAGAAAAAATACTCGTTGTTAGCAGCCGTAACAACGGCGACCATCTGAGAAAACTCATCGATCGATCCCGACGGTGTCCAAACCGTCAAAGATTTGTGGATTGATGCCTCTTCCAAAGGGCACAACCACGCTCCTACATCTTCATCATAACGCCATCCTCTCTTCAGGAACGACGCATCCGCAAAATCAGTGTAGGCCTGACTTTTAGAAACCTTATCTGGCATGGTGTACGTGACACCAATAGTGGCCAGAACAGTCTGCACACTCGTATGATTATACCAGGGAATGAGCGCCGAAGCGCTCTGCTGGTTGTCATCACCATACGTGATGAGTGCTACAAACTCCTTAAAGGTCTTGCATTCATTTGCGGGACTCAGCTTCCAATAGCAGTACCTCATGTACAACGCATTGACAATTGAGTTGATGACCACGGTCAACGGATGCCCCGATGGGTTGGACCCCAAAAAGGCAAGCAAATCTCCGTTGAACGAACAAAATGAGAAGGCAGTATCTTCACCGATGCACATGATCTCCCGGACTTCCTCCGGACTGGCTCCAGCCAATTGATAGATCTTTGCAATAGCGCTAAAAGCGCCCAGGATTAAATCCGTTGCCATCTTCTTGTCATAGAATTTGAAGTCACCACCAATAGTTCGATTCTCCCCGAACTTGGTAACAAAATCCTTGACATACTCCCACTCCACCGACTGACACACAACACCGA